AGCGGCGGGGTTTGTGGTGGCGGCTTTAGATCGGTTGGCTGAGCATTATGGAATGCAATAATTCCAAAAATCAGGGCAATTTCAAAAATCAGAGCCGAAATTTTTCCGGTTAAAATTGGTTTTTCTAACTAAAGCCTAGACAGGGGGAGTTTTGTAACAGAACCTAGCAAGGCTGCGCCATTTGGCGGAATACCACCATTTTTTGACAAAAACCGGCAGCCGCATCAAAGCGCGCTACCAAATGCACAACAAGCAAACGCCATGCCGAAAACGCGCGATTTATAGGGCAGCGCGCGCATATTTATTTTGCGTGAAGTGATATTTTTTTCTTGACGTGATTCTGCTTTTCGATATCTTTCGCTTATGGCAGCGCATGGGGCGCCGCCTGGTGGGAGAAAAAAACATGGTGCAAATGACAGAATTTGATGTCGTGCTGCGGTGCGGCAACGCAGCACAACTTCAACGCAGGTGGGATATTACTTTTGCGCGCCTCACCTATCAGAGCGCAGAACATGGCGAAGCCGAAGAAGAGGGCTACCTGCATCGCGGCTTGACGTTTCGCGAAGCCATGGACGTATTGCGCGGGGCGAGAGGCTGCCATGTGGAAGCCGATAGCCACCCTGCCTGTCTCCTCCTCCCGCCGCGCTGGTTCCACATTTACCGGGTGGAGCACGACATGGCGACAGGTGACGTCATAAACTATGCGCTGCATATTCCGCCGCATATCACGCCCGCATCACGCCTGCGCGTTGCGCGCCTGCTAGGCTGCCATGTCGTGAAGTAATATGGCGCGGGCTTCGGCCTCGCCTCCCGATCATGTCATAGGGGCATGATCCGGCGGCGTCACCGCCAAACACGAGGGGCAAAACTATGGAAACCAAAACAATTGACACTGCGCGGGATGCGCTTTGCTACGCCATGGCGCATTTCATCGCCAAAGGGCCGCGATTGGAATATGGCAATTATGGTTGCCCACGCGCTTATAGGGCAGAGCAACGAGCGATCGCGCGTGATTTACGCGATGCCCGGGCTTTCCTGCGCTTGGTGGAGGCTTCGTCGATCACCCACGATGATTTGAAATCAGCCCTGCGCGATGCGTGGGGGGGAAGGCTATCATGGGATGGCGCGACACTAGACTATTGCGCTGGGCAATATTGGCCTACCGAATATCGCAAAGCAGTAGCCGCGACATGCGCTTTGGCATTGAAGCGTCATTGGTGGCAGGGGGCGCCAGATCAATTTAAAAACGCCCAGATGAAAAAGCAGTTTGGGCGCGGCATGGCGTCGCGCTGGTTCAAGTGAGGGGGAGAGCTGAATCATGCCATATATTGCAGAATGGACCGACACTTTTGCGGGCGAGGCTAATTATTCATGGGTAAGGCGCGCCACCATTGAGGCAGGCGACGAACCGTCTGATCTGGCGCTGATGCGCCGCGCCAAAGCTGCATTGGGCTTGTCTGGTTTGCGCGGCCGCACATTTAACCACGGCGACATGATGGAGTTTCGGCCCCATGGCATGGCGTGCGTGCTTTTCGTCATCGGGGGGGTAGCGGCATGAAAAGTTTTGCTTTTGCCCGCATCTCTGGTCCTCACCCATACGGCAGCTTTGGCGCCAGTTTTGGCTCTGAAAATTTCCCGAGAGGGAGGATTTGCCGCGTCGATTATGACTCAAAAACTTGGTTTTATCGGGTGAGGAAAGGGGAGGTTCGCGCCTTCAAGCGCTGGATTTTGGATGTTTTCCCGCCTTCCAATGGCGAAAAATACAGAATCGAAGGGGGTTTCCCTTTTTACGATGTGGCAAAAACCCGTGAAAAATAACACCCTCAAAACCGGCCAGCCAAAACGCGGCCTGGCAGATCATCCCGCCGTGATCGCGGCGCAGATCGGATATTCGGAAGCGCGCGCTGGGAAGCCGTTTAATCCTGATCGGTTTGCGGATCATATAGGGCAAGCCAATCACGAAATCGGCCGCTTGTGGTGTTTGAATATGCGCGTTGCTGGCATTGATCCACCACCATGGCCGCCCGGCCAAAATCTTCCCGCCGTTGTGCGGGATAGGTTTCGGCAATCACTAAACCTAGTCGGCGGATGCCAACCCGGAAATGGTGACGGGAGATAAATTAGCCTTGCTTACTTTCCAGCCCCGCAATCGCGGGGCTTTTTTTTGGGCTTGTGTCTCATTATGATTCAGGCATGGCCGGAAAACCGATTTACAATCCCGAAGAATACATGCCGCGCATATTTGATGCAGTATCGCGGGGCGAGCTGCTGCTAGAAGTAGCCCAAAAGCCCGATTTACCTTCACGTTCGGAAATTTACAGGGAGCTTTTAAACGAGCGATGGAGGGACGCCTATGCGCGCGCCCGCGAATTGCAAGCCCATGCAATCGCGGAAAAGGCTGTCAATGATGTTGAAAATACGAGGGATGATGCAAACCTGGCGCGCTTAAAATTCGACGCTAGGCGCTGGCTTGTAGGGAAAATTGCGCCGCGAATCTATGGTGACAAGATAGAACACAAGGTTGAAGTTGGGGAAAGCTACATAGAAGCCCTACGCTTGGCCAATGATCGGCTAAGAATTAGGGAGCGCGAAGCCCGGCGCGTGATTGACATAGACCCGCACACCGGAAACGAGGTAAAAAAGATAGGAAGAAAGGCCGTGATCACTGAAACCTAGTTTCCTTTGTTATCAGATACTTAGGCTGAAATTTTCCATAATGTACCTTATGCGGTTCCAGCGGAAACGATCAGCCTAGACACCCCCCACCACCCGCCCCCCTTGCAAAAAAACCGGGGGGGCGGGCTGACCAGGGCCATATGCAGTACTCACCCCCCCTGGGGGTGGCCCCTTTAACCCCGGAGTCCCGTTCCACCGATGGCAGGCCGTCCCAAACGCAGAGCAAGATTAGCAGCCGAGGCCGCAGCCAGAGAGGCAGCCGAGGCCGAAGCCATGGCGAATGGCGAAGCCCCGCCCCCGCCGCCACCCCTGCCACCCGGTCCCCCGCCACCCAAGACCGAGTCGTTCGACGCCAAGGCGCAAGCCGAGATTATTGAGCGTTTGGCGCAAGACCCGGTTCTCTTTGTCGAATCGATGCTTGGTGCCAAGCCGCAAAAGTGGCAGGCCGAGGCGTTGAAGGCGATTGCCAGCAAGGACCGTGTGGCGATTCGCTCAGGCCATGGCGTCGGCAAAACGGCGTTCCTGTCTTGGCTGGTGTTGTGGTGGTTGCTCACGCGTATGCCCACCAAGGTGGTTTGCACGGCGAACACGGCGCACCAGTTATCGGATGTGCTTTGGTCGGAGATTGGCAAGTGGCACCGTCAGTTACCCGAGGGGATGCGACGGCTGCTGGAGATCAAGTCAGACAAGATCGAACTTACTGGCGTTCCCGATAGCTTCGCGGTCGCCAGAACCAGCAGAAGGGAGCAACCCGAAGCCTTGCAGGGGTTTCATAGTGAGAACTTGTTGTTTGTGATTGACGAGGCGTCTGGCGTTCCTGATGTGGTGTTTGAGGTTGGCCAGGGTGCCTTGTCCACCGAGGGTGCCAAGGTAGTAATGACTGGCAACCCCACGCGGGCCAGTGGTTATTTCTATGATGCGTTCACCAAGAACCAGAAGCGGTGGTGGGGCAAGAAGGTGAGTTGCCATGATGCGGATACGGTGGACAAGGGTTTCTTGGAGGAAATGGCCGCGCAGTATGGCGATGGTTCAAACCAGTATCGGGTGCGGGTATTGGGAGATTTCCCTGCCGGCGACGATGATGCGCTGATTGCCCGGCATCTTATTGAATCCGCCAAAAGCCGCCAGGTCGAGCAATCGCAAACGGCCCCGGTGGTGTGGGGTTTGGACGTTGCGCGGTTTGGTGATGACGCTAGCGCCCTAGCAAAACGGAAAGGCAACTCGCTGATTGAGCCGGTTCGGGTCTGGCGCGGCAAGGATTTGATGGAAACGTGCGGTCTTATCAAGATGGAGTGGGATGCCACGCCCGGATCAATGCGCCCGATCGAGATCATGGTGGATGTGATCGGGCTTGGTGCGGGTGTGGTGGATCGCCTGCGTGAATTGAACCTGCCTGTCCGGGGCGTGAATGTGGCTGAGTTACCCGCCATTGATGGCAACCGCTTCCAAAGGCTCCGCGATGAGTTGTGGTGGAAGGCTCGGGAGTGGTTTGAGGCGCGTGATTGTGTGGTGCCGGCGGATGATAGTTTTGTGGATGAATTGTGTGGTCCGTTGTATAGTGTCACCAGTGGGGGGAAGATTCAGATTGAGCCAAAGGCTCAGATGAAGCGCAGATTGGGTAGGTCGCCGGACAAGGCGGATGCGTTTTGTTTGACCTTTGCGGGTGTCGCGGCGGCTGTGTCTGGGTCTGGCGGGTATTCTGCTCGCTGGGGCCAGCCGCTTCGAAGGGCGGTAAAAGGGGTGGTGTGATGTTTGATGATCCGCGAATATATGGATTATTAAATGCTGAAGATGCTCCAAAAGAGGGGGCTAATCAAACGCGTAGATTTGATTATAGGGAAATGGTGCCTGCGTCTGCAAGGGCTTTTGTTTCTTTGCTTACTGGTCAAAAGGGGCCGATAACTGAGGAATTTTTTACTCCTTCTGAGTTACAGATTTTGCAAAACGCGGCAAACCAAGCATCTGCAAGGCGAACAAATCAAATAGGTTATGGAGATTACGGAGAAAGTGACCCTTATGCAGACGGGTTGAGTCGGGTGAGGTCTGCGTTATTTGATAAAGGTGGAAGTTTAGCAAATACGCTTGGGATGGCCCGAGTGGAGCGTGATCCTTCTGGTCGTTTTGTAATTATTGATGAATATGATTTTGGTGCTACTCCTGAGGAAATGGCCCCATATTCTGGCGCCCGTGGTTTTATGCGCCTTTTGGGTGGCGCTGTTCCTTATGGCCCGATGGGTTTTTTGAATGCTCTTGGAAATTATTTTGCGCCAGAAGGTATGGGCAGGCCAGTGCGGATAACTTTACCTCCTAATCGGGGAATTTTGGAATAAAATGAGTTATGCAATGATGCGTTGGAGTGAAAGGAAGCGGCTATGAAAGAAATCTGGGACAAGAACCGGCCAAAGGATTTGCCTAAGCCTAAGAAGTTGTCGCCCGGCAAGAAGGCTGCGGCGCAGTCTAGTGTAAATGCGGCGGGTAATTATACGAAGCCTGGGATGCGTAAGAAGTTGTTTGAGCAGATCAAGGCTTCTGCCACCCAAGGCACAGGCGCTGGCGAATGGAGTGCCCGTAAGGCGCAGTTATTGGCGAAGGAATACAAGGCCAAGGGCGGCGGGTATAAATCATGAAGGCACCGCAGAAATCTTTGAAGGATTGGGGTAAGCAGAAGTGGCGCACTAAATCTGGTAAGCCATCATCTGAGACTGGTGAGCGGTATTTGCCGGAAAAGGCGATCAAGGCGCTTTCGCCACAGGAATATGCGGCGACAACCAAGGCCAAGCGTGAGGGTATGGCGCGGGGGGAGCAGTTTGTCGCGCAACCGAAGTCAGTTGCAAAGAAGGTGGCGAGGTATCGTGGAAAGAAGTGAGGGGGGTATCGGTTGTCCGGTCTGGTGTGGTAATATGATACCGTTTTCAGGATAAGCGCATGAAATCCCCTGCCTGGACCCGTAGTGCTGGAAAGAACCCGAAGGGTGGCTTGAACGAGGCTGGCCGGCGTTCTTATGAGGCGGCGAACCCTGGTTCTAACTTGAAGCCTCCGGTGAAGTCTGGTGATAACCCCCGCCGCGCCAGTTTCTTGGCGCGTATGGGTAACATGCCCGGCCCGGAGCGTGATGCGAATGGTGAGCCAACGCGGCTTTTGAAGTCTTTGCAGGCATGGGGTGCTTCTAGTAAGGCGGATGCGCGGGCGAAGGCTAAGGCGATTTCTGATCGGAATAAGGGGAAGTCCAAATGAGCCGTCAATTTATAGATGATAATGGGCACATTGCTTCCCGCGTGTTTCAGCCAAGTTTGAGTCAGGCTATCAGCAACCCAGCTTCTAGCACTCAGACCGCGGCTTTCGGGGCCACCACTACTGTGATCCGTGTTGCGACGACTGGCGACCATGTTCACATCGAAATTGGTGCTAATCCCACGGCTTCAGTCAGTAGTATGATGGTTCCGGGCGGGGTTATGGAATATTTTGCGGTGAAGCCGGGGTGGAAGTTGGCGGCGATTAAGGGTTCTGGTGCGGGTTCTCCGGTGGTTTCTATTACGGAGATGGTGTGAGATGAAATGTCCGAAGTCCACCTATGATCTTAAAGAAAATCTAGAATACCGTGATCGGGCGTTTAAAGATTTCGGTTATGGTCCTGCTAACCCGAATGAGGAAGATGATTACTTTTGGAAATTGCGAGCGGAAGAATGGAATACGACTACTGATGAGGCTAAGACGATGCGGTGTGGTAATTGCGCCGCGTTCATCCAGACCCCGGAAATGATGGCTTGCATCGTTAAGGGTATTCAGGGTGAGGAAAGTAATGATGAGACGCATGCGCCCGAGGTTAGTGACGCGGCGAATTTGGGTTACTGCGAATTGTTGGAGTTCAAGTGTGCGGCGGGCCGGACTTGTTCCGCATGGTTGGTTGGCGGCCCGATCACCAAGGCGTTAACAGGTCGCAAGCGTGATATGGTATTGGTTGCGAAGGCTATGATTCCGCCGATGCGTGGTGAGGATGAGCCTGAAGATATGGAAGAAGAGGAATAATTAGATCATGGACCCTCAGATTTCCGATTTGGTGTCAGAGATTACTGGCATGATGCAGGAAGCCGCTGGTGATGCTGGCATTGATGCTGGTTTGCCGGATGAAATTGATATTCAGGCCATTCTAACAGCGGAAATCGAGGATGCGGTTGATTATATTGACAACACCATTTCGCCCGATCGGGCCTTAGCGCTTCAGTATTACCGTGGTGAGCCTTTCGGTAATGAGGAAGATGGGCGTTCGCAGGTGGTTTCGCGTGATGTGCGGGACACTGTTCAGGCGATTTTGCCCAGTTTGATGAAGGTGTTTTTCAGCGGCAGCAACATTGTTGAATATGCGCCGAATGGCCCAGAGGATGTAGCGTCTGCGGCGCAGGCCACGGATTATATCAATTATGTGGTGACGCGCGATAATCCTGGATTTGAGATTTTCTATTCAGCGTTCAAGGATGCTTTGGTTTCCAAGACGGGGATTATCAAGTTTTTTTGGGATTCGGAGATTGAGATTGAGACATCTGACCTGACTGGGTTGGATGATAATGGTTTGGCGGTATTGAACTCTGATCCCGAGTTGGATGTTCAGGTGACGGTGGCTTATCAGGGCGATGTTGACCCGATGACGGGGATGCCTGGCCCCACCGTTTATGATGTTCGGGTGGTGCGGAAGCGGGACAAGGGACGTTTGCGGATTGCTTCTGTTCCGCCGGAAGAGTTGTTGGTTAGTCGGGCTGCGATCAGCTTAGATGATGCGTCTTTGGTGGCGCATCGCCGGGTAATGACGGTGAGTGAACTGGTGGCGATGGGTTACGATCAGGATGAGATCGAACCTTATGCCAATGATGTGGATGAGTTGCAGGATAATCAGGAAAGGTTTGTTCGCAATCCTGATGCGTCAATTGATTTGGCTAATCGCAGCGATGTGGCCGCCAAGAAAATTTTGTATGTAGAAGCTTATGTGAAGATTGATATGGATGGCGATGGTATCGCCGAGTTGCGGAAGATTTGTGCGGTTGGGGCTGGTTATGAAGTGATGCGGAATGAGCCGGCGGATATGATTCCGTTTGCGGTATTCTGCCCTGACCCTGAACCTCACACGTTTTTCGGGATGTCTGTTGCTGATCAGGTGATGGATATCCAGCTTATTAAATCAAATATTCAGCGGAATATGTTGGACAGTTTGGCTTTGGCGATCCACCCGCGTGTTGGTGTGGTTGAGGGGCAAGTTAATATAGATGATGTGCTGAATACTGAGGTTGGCGGCGTTATTCGTATGCGAACCCCTGGTATGGTGCAGCCTTTCTCTATGCCGTTTGTGGGCCAGCAGGCGTTCCCGATGCTGGACTATATGGATGCCATGCGGGAGAGCCGCACAGGTATCACTAAGGCAGCGGCTGGCTTGGCGGCGGATTCGCTGCAATCTTCTACAAAGGCGGCGGTGGCCGCTACGGTGACTGCTTCTCAGCAGCGTATGGAGTTGATCGCGCGCATATTTGCTGAGACGGGCATGAAGCGGTTGTTTGGTGGTTTGCTGCGGTTGGCGATCCAGAACCAGCGTCCTAATCGCATGGTTCGGTTGCGCGGGCAGTTTGTGCCGGTGGACCCGCGCGGCTGGGACAGCAACATGGATGTTATTGTGAATGTGGCGCTTGGCGGTGGCACGGATGAGAACAAGATTGCGGTTCTCACCACCATTTTGCAAAAGCAGGAGCAGATTTTGCAGCAGGCCGGGATAAGTAATCCCCTGGTGAGCCTAGCGCAGTATCGGAATACTTTGGCGCAGATATTGGCGCTGTCTGGCTTTAAGGATGTGGATACGTTCTTCAGTGATCCCGCCATGATGCCACAGACGCCGCAGGAACCGCCGAAGCCTTCGCCGGAAGAATTGCTGGCTCAGGCCCAGATGGCGGCGATCCAAGCTGATATTCAGAAGAAAGCGGCGGAGTTGGAGTTGAAGCGCGAAGAAATGGTCCGTAAGGATGATTTGCAGCGCGATCAGTATGAAGCTGATTTGATGGTGAAGATTGCAGAGATGCAGGCGCGGTATGGCGCCCAGATTGATGTGGCGGCAATCCGTGCTGGCATGGAGCGTGATCGTGAGATGATGCGCCAGGCGCAGGCTATACAGCGTCAGCAGATGGCTGCCCCGCAAGTTGTTGGGGCGAATATGATGCCGGGTGGCATGGGAGGCCAGATTGTCTAGTCTCTCGGAGCAGATTGCCGCCGGCAATGATGCCTTGCGGCTGATGAATGATCCCACGCTAAAGGCTGCGGTGGAGTTGGTGGAACGTGATTTGTTCGAGCAGTGGCGGGAGGCCAAGTTTGAGGCAGATCAGAAATATATTCATGCCACCATGCGTGGGGTGAAAGAGTTTCTGCGGATACTTCAAGCCACTATTGATAGTGGAAAAGTAGCCGCTTCACTCGCTGAAAAGCGATATTAGAAAGGAAGATTTGATGTCTGAAACCGGCACCCCCGCGCAAGGCGGGATCGGATTACCCCAGGCACAAGATGCCATCGCTAATTTGCTGGCCACCAGTGAAGGTGACACCCAGGAAGGCGAGGCGCAGCAGCCAGAGGCGCAAGCTGATGGCACCGAGACAGAGGAAACCGAGGCCGAGGCCACGGAAGAAGCTGTTGAGGAAACCGATGAAGGCGAAGAAACTGAGCAGCAAGAAGAACAGGAACCCCGGCTGCCAACCACCTTAAAGGTTAAGGTGAATGGCGAGGAAGTTGAGGTTACCCTGGACGAATTGCAGCGCGGTTATTCGCGGCAATCGGACTACAGCCGAAAGACCCAGCAACTGGCGGAAGAACGCAAGGCGTTCCATGCTGAAGCTGAAGCCATTCGGCAAGAGCGAGCGCAGTATTCTACACTTCTTAATGCACTTCAGCAGCAGTTGCAGGCAACGCAACAGCTTGAGCAGCAGCCTGATTGGGATCGTCTTTATGATGAAGACCCCATTCATGCTACCAAGTTGGAGCGTCAATGGAACAAGGTGCAGGCAGATCGGCAAGCTAAGTTGGCGGCTATTCAAGCCGAGCAACAGCGTGTCGGGCAGGCGCTGGACCAGCAAACTGCCGAGCAGATGAAGGCTATACTGGTTAATGAAGCGCAGCGGTTGCCTGAGATCATTCCTGAATGGAAGGATGAGAAGGTGGCGGCTGAAGGCAAGAAGCAGTTGCGTAATTGGCTTGTGGACCAGGGGTTGAATGAGGTTGAAATCAACTCTCTGCACAAGGCTGAACACGTTTCAATTTTGCGGAAGGCCATGCTTTATGATCAGGGCCAGCGTAAGGCCCAGGCGTCAGTAAAGCCGCAACCGATAGCGACAAGGCCGGTGAAACCCGGTTCCGCTGCGGTGGCACCCGGCACTAAGAGTATGAATGATGTGACTCGTGCAAAGCAGCGTCTCGCAAAAACCGGGACTGTTTCCGATGCTGCGGCGGTTTTCGCAGCTATACTCTAGGCCACATCAAGGAGATTGAGTTATGGCAATTGTTACAAATACCTTCACGCGTTACAGCGCGGTGGGTATCCGTGAAGACCTGGCGAATGTGATTTATAACATTTCGCCGGAAGAAACCCCGTTCCAGTCAAATGTCGCCCGTACCAACGTGAAGAACACGTTCTTCGAGTGGCAGACGGACAGCTTGGCTGCGGCGAATGCCTCTAACGCGGCGCTGGAAGGTGATGATATCTCTTCCTTTGACGCGGTTACCCCGACCTCGCGTCTTGGTAACTACACGCAGATCAGCCGTAAGACGGTTGTGATCTCCGACACCATGGAGAGCGTGGATAAGGCTGGCCGCCGTTCTGAATTGGCCTATCAGATGGCCAAGGAAGGCGCGGAACTGAAGCGCGACATGGAAGCAGTGCTTCTAGCGAACAACGCTGCCACGGCGGGTAACACCACCACGGCGCGCGTGACCGCTGGCTTGCCGGCATTCATCCGCACCAACACTTCCAAGGGTACTGGCGGCGCTGATCCGACTGTCTCCAGCGGCGTGGTGAACGCGGCCCGTACCGATGGTACGCAGCGCGCCTTCACGGAAGCTATGCTGAAGACCGTCATTTCTGGCGTTTGGACGCAGGGCAGCACTCCAAAGGTGCTGATGGTCGGCGCGTTCAACAAGCAGGCGGTTTCCGCGTTTGCGGGTATTGCCCAGGTGCGTTGGAACCAGGCTTCTCCGAAGCCAGCCACGATCATTGGTGCCGCCGATGTGTATGTGTCTGACTTCGGTGCGGTAACTGTGGTCCCCAACCGCTTCCAGCGGGCTCGGGATGCGTTTGTGCTGAACCCGGAATACGCGGCGGTTTCGATCCTCCGTCCGATCCAGTCCAAGGACTTGGCGAAGACCGGCGATGCCGAAAAGCGTATGATGGTCTGCGAGTACGGCCTGATGGTGCGCCAAGAATCGGCGCACGGCATTGTGGCCGATTTGACCACTTCGTGATAAAACAGGGGCTGGCGGGTAACTGCCAGCCCCACTTTTGAGGTGAAAGATGGCTGAGAAAATCCTGAGTATTGATCCGATTACCAATATTAAATCGGTCTTTCATTACGATGAAAGCACTGATACGGCGATTATTGAGAAACGCCAGGAAGTTTCCAATATTGTTGATGAAAATAAGCGCGAATTTAATGAGGATCATGGTAAGTATGGCGAATGGAACAAGGTGGCTTCCATCCCGCTAAGTGTTTATTATGATCTCAAGGCGCGTGGTATTGCAGATGATCCAGAGGCCATGAAAAAGTGGCTGAACGATCCTGATAATAGGTTTTTCCGCACCCGTCCTGGTAGGGTATAGGGTTCAAATAGGGGTTCGATATGGCGATCACCAGCTATAGCACTTTACAGACTGCTGTGGGGGATTGGCTCAATCGCTCAGATTTGTCTGCGGTGATCCCTGATTTCATTACTTTGGCGGAGGCGCAGTTTAATCGGACGCTGCGTCACCGGAAGATGGTGGAGCGAGCCACAGCCACGCTCGATACAGAATACAGCGCGATGCCGGCGGATTGGCTGGAGAGCATCCGCTATCAGATCAACAGCAACCCGATTACGGTGATGAGTTTTGTTTCACCCGACCAGGCGGCATTGTTGAAATCTGATTTTGGGGCGAGTGGGTTTCCGGTTTACTATACGCAGATTGGGCAGCAGTTTCAGGTGATCCCAGCCCCAGATAGCAACTCATATACTGGTGAATTAACTTATTATGCCAAGATTCCAGCTTTGTCGGCTGGGAATACCAGTAACTGGCTTCTGGTGGATTCGCCGGATATCTACCTTTATGGCGCGCTATTGCAGTCAGCGCCGTATTTACAGGATGATCAGCGCCTGAGCGTTTGGGCGGCGATCTATCAGCGTTTAGTTGATGATCTGAAGGTTTCCGATGAGCGGAGCCGGATGGCGACAAGTTCTCTCCGTATGCGCGCAAGGAGTTTTGGATAATGACCACCAACGCTTTCACCAATTATCTTGAAAACAAGATAATGGCGTATGTATTCAGCGGCACGGCTTTTTCTTCGCCGTCAGCCAGCCTTTATGTAGGCTTGTTCACGGCTGCGCCTGGCGAGGGCGGCGGTGGCACTGAGATTTCTGGGAACGGATACAATCGCAAGATTGTGGCGCTGACCACCACTGGTAATCTCAGTACAAACGGTGCGGCGGTGGAGTTTGACACGGCTACTGGCACCTGGGGAACAGTTACTTACGCTGGTATTTTTGACGCTGTTACCGGAGGTAATTTGCTGGCCTATGGCGAATTGACCTCTGCCAAAACAATTGCTTCAGGCGATGTGTTCCGTATCCCTGCTGGTGATCTTGATATCACTCTGGAATAGGTGAAAGCTGATGGCTTTTGTTATTGCTGACCGGGTTCGGGAAACCACAACCACTACCGGCACGGGGAATCTGACGCTTGACGGTGCGGTATCCAAGTTTCGCACGTTTGCTTCTGTTCTCAGCAGCAGTGATACCACTTATTATTCAATTGTTGAGCAAAGCGGGACTGATTGGGAAGTTGGTATTGGCACGTTTACAGCACCCTCTACTTTAGCCAGGACCACAATTCTTTCATCTGCTAATGGCGGGGCTGCGGTAAATTTCGCTGCCGGTATTAAGGATGTGTTTATTACGCTTCCTGCGACGCGTACTGTTGTTTCCATTGGTGGTGGTTCGACTGGTTTGACGCCAGCTACTGCTTCTTATGGTGAGGTGACGTTAGCTGGCACATTGGTTGTGGGAAATGGCGGCACTGGAACCAGTAGCGCGTTTACTTCTGGCTCAATTGTCTTTGCCGGCGCTTCTGGCGTTTACAGCCAAGACAATGCCAACCTTTTCTATGATAACACCAATGACCGGCTTGGGGTTGGCACCACCACCCCTGTTTCGAAAATACAAGCCAACGGCGATGTGGCAGGCACGTTCTTTGTGAACCCCACAACAGTATCCGCAAACTACACAATCCCAACCAATTACAACGCCATGACGGCAGGTGTAATTTCTATAAATTCCGGCGTAACCGTCACGGTTCCGTCAGGTAGCACATGGACGGTGGTTTAAGATGCCTGTAAAGCTGAACTCCACAGGTGGCGGTTCCGTCACCCTTACCACACCCAGCACGGCGAGTGATTTTACGGCTACGTTCCCGGCGGCTACCGGCAATGTTGTGACGACGGGAAGCACGGCTGTTGTGTCCCAGGCCATGCTGGCGTCTGGCGTGGCGGGCAATGGCCCGGCGTTCGGAGTATATTTAAGCGCTAATCAAACAATTACGGGAAGCACTTATACAAAAGTTCAGTTTAATACTGAAGAGTTTGATACAAATGGAAATTATGACAACTCTACAAATTACAGATTCACTCCAACTATTGCTGGGTATTATCAAATCAATACGTCGGTAAATATGGAATCAACTTCATTTACACCAAGTTGTGTTTTAACTGTTTTTAAGAATGGGTCTGAATTTAAGCGTGGTGGTCAAATCAATTTTGGATCATCAGGGAATGCGGCGTTTTTTCAATCAGCAATCTCAGCACTAATCTACTTAAACGGAAGTACCGATTATGTTGAGGTTTATGGATTCATTACTGCTGGCGGCACTGTTAGATTTAATAGTGGTCAGTCGCTTAGTTGGTTTTCTGGATCGTTAGTAAGGAGTGCTTGATGACCCTCTACGACCGCATTATGGCGATCTACCCCGACCTGACGATGCAGGACTTCCTAACCGTCATCCGGCTTCAGAACGACAGCGATGGCCGTGGCGACTACATCGCCGCCTGGAACCACCCCACGCACCCGCGACCGACGCAGGAACAGCTTGACGCATTGGAGGCAAAGTAATGCCAATCACCATCTCAGGCTCCACAGGTATCGCGGGTGTTGACGGCTCTGCCTCCACCCCGGCTGTGCAGGGTACGGACACGAATACGGGTATTACCTTCCCGGCTGCGGATACGGTGGCTGTGGCGACAGGCGGCACTGAGCGGATGCGGGTGGATAGCAGCGGCAACGTGGGGATTGGGACAAGTTCGCCGGGTAGCCTTCTTACCGTAAACGGAAATCTTGCGTTCAACTCCGGCTACGGTTCCGCCACCGTGGCGTATGGCTGCCGGGCGTGGGTGAACTTTAACGGTACTGGCGTTGTTGCAATTAGAGCCAGTGGTAACGTGTCGAGCATCACGGACAACGGCACGGGCAATTATACAGTAAACTTTACGAATGCGATGCCGGATGTAAATTATTCTGTAACCGCCAGTTCTGGTGGAGCTTCCGGGTATTCTTTAACAGGCGAGCGAATTGAAACCCTTGCTACAGGAAGCGTACAATTTGTCATAGTTGGGATAGTCAATCAATCTCAAGCTAATATTGACTCTGGCAATATATTCGTCGCCATCTTCCGATGAGAACCCCCATGAACAACCCCCGTATCATCTACCTCAAAATAAATACATCAAAGGAGAAAATGTAAATGAGCGATAAGCGTATAATCTACCCGACTGATGATGGTGGAGTCGCCATCCTTATTCCTGCTCCTGAGTGGCTAGCTAAGGAAGGTAACACATTAGAAGCATTGGCAGCTAAGGATGTTCCAGCTGGTAAGCCATGGCAGATCGTTGATGTTGCTAATGTTCCAACTGACAGGACATTTAGGGCAGCCTGGGAGTACTCAGAATGATCACGATTAACGTCGAAAAGGCCAAGGCCATCGCTCACGACCGACGCCGTGCAGCCCGTGCGGAAGAGTTCAAACCGTATGATGAGATCATTATGAAGCAAATTCCTGGCGCGGATAATACGGCGGCAGAAGCTGCCCGTGCTGCTATTCGTGCTAAGTATGCTGCCATGCAGGATCAGATCGAAGCCGCTGCTACGCCAGATGAAATCAAGGTTGCGCTAGGAGTTTAATCATGTCCACGTTGCAGGCCACTAACCTCAAGCATGGCAGCAGCGCCAGCAACAACATCGTGCTGGATAGCAGCGGCAACGTCGGGATTGGGACAAGTTCGCCAGCGCAAAAACTAGATGTGTCTGGCAATGTTAATATTAGCGGCGCGCTTATACCATCGAGCAGCTTCCTGCGGAACCGCATCATCAACGGCGACATGCGGATCGACCAAAGGAATGCTGGGGCGAGCGTTACAATCAACGCGGCGGCAGCTACTTACGCGCTTGACCGCTGGTTTGGCTTTGGCCAAGCATCTGACGGCGTGTTTACGATACAGCGGTCAACAACAGCGCCAACTGGTTTTACAAACTCCCTTCTTGTTACGGTTACAACTGCTGACGCATCGCTTGGGTCTACCCAAAACTATGTTCTTGCCCAGTACATAGAGGGCTTTAACTGCGCCGATTTTGGTTGGGGCGCTGCGGGTGCCCAGACCGTCACGCTGTCTTTCTGGGTTCGCTCTAGCGTCACCGGCACGTATAGCGGTTCGCTTCGCAACGGCGCTGTCAACCGTAGCTATCCGTTTACCTATTCCATATCAGCGGCAAACACTTGGGAATACAAGACCGTCACGGTCGCTGGCGACACAACGGGGACATGGGCTACAGACAGCACTTCAGGGCCACAAGTTATTTTTAGTTTGGGGGCAGGCTCTACTCTCAGCGGTACAGCAGGCGCGTGGGCTGGGAGCAATCTTGTGGGCGCGACCGGCGCAACCAACCTCATCGCCACCAACGGCGCGACCTTCTACGTCACCGGCGTCCAACTCGAAGTCGGCACTGCGGCCACGCCGTTTGAGCGGAGGCTGTTCGGGCAGGAACTGGCGCTGTGCCAACGCTATTACTGGACCAGCACGCAAAGCGGCGTGGCAGCGACACAGCGGATGTTTCTGTCCAACACAGGCAGCACGGTAAGGTTCTTCCACAGCTATTACCCTGTGACGATGCGAGCCAACCCAACAATCTCAGGCACGGTGTCGGCGGGGACGTTCAGTACGTATGGCAACAACGCCAACCTCTACGGCGCGGCGACGTCTGGGCTGGCGAATGACAGCGTGTCGGTGGAAATTTCCGCAATGACAGCCAGCGCGGAACTCTGAGCCATGTACACCAACGCCCAATACTACAACGACCTGTCCGGCAACCCCGCAGGCATCCGCGTGGACATCGCTGGCGTGACCAGCTTCGTGCCGCTTGATCCAGCCAACACGGACTATTCCAACATAATGGCCCTGGTGGCGGCGGGCGAACTCACGATAGCGCCTGCGGAGTAACAGATGTTTGGCTTTTCAACATTCGCAGAAACGCCTTTTGCGGCTCTTAGTGGGGCGATTGTTGATGGCCAGGTTGCGATTGACGCGGTTGCGGATGTGACGGTTTCCGCTAACGCCATTTTGGCGGGTGCGGTTCAGATTGATGGTGTTGCCACTCTGGATGTGCTGGGGCAGCGTATCCAACCTGGGCAAGTAGATATCCAGGCTGCTGGGGATGTCACGGTTGTTGGGCAACGCATCCAGCCTGGGGTGGTTGATATCCAGGCTGCGGGGGCAATGACTGCCACGGCTGAGGTGGTTTACTTGTCTGCGGTGCAGATTGAGGCTTTTGGCGAACTCACCGTTAATGGCCAGCGCATTCACCTGGCTATGGTTCCTATTGATGCCTCTGGCACCATGGTGGTCACTGGGATATTCAAGTGGGATAATATCCCAGACGGCACGGAAATCTGGAACGAGGCGGCGGATTCTGCTACAACATGGACGCCGGTTGCTGCCGGGTCTGAAGTTTGGACAAGGGTGCAATAAATGGCTGATACCACCACAACCAACCTGGGGCTTACCAAGCCGGAAGTTGGCGCTTCTGCTGATAGCTGGGGCGGTAAGTTAAACACCGATCTTGATCAGATTGATGCCATTTTTGCGGCGGCTGGCGCTGGCACTAGTGTTGGGCTGAATGTTGGTGCTGGTAAGACTTTGAATGTTACTGGTTCTTTTAAATTAAATGGTTCTACATCTGGCACAATTACTGTGGCGCCAGTGGCGGTTGCTGGCACTAATACGCTAACATTGCCTGCGATAACCGCCACAGTGGATGCGTTCCCATCTGGAACAGTTTTGGTGTTTGCTCAGACTGCCGCGCCAACTGGTTGGACCAAACTCACCACGCATGACAATAAGGCTTTGCGTGTTGTTTCTGGCGCCGCCAGTTCTGGTGGGTCTGTTGCATTTACCACAGCTTTCGCTTTGCAAACCATTTCCGGCACAGTTGGAGATACCACGCTTACAGCAGCACAAATCCCAAGCCATACACATACTGGCACAACAAGTTATGTTGGCAATCATACCCACGGCACCTCTGGTTCTGGCGGGGAAGGCGGCGGCTTTGCGGCAAGCGCCAACTATGGCAACACAAACAACTATATTCTTACTGCTGGCGGAACCAATCAATTTATCACGAGTAATGCTGGGGCGCATGATCACACATTTACTACTAACGCCACTGGTGGTGGCGGCTCCCATACACATACTTTTACTGGCACATCTATTGATTTAGCTGTCGCCTATGTTGATGTAATCATGGCGTCTAAAAACTAATGCAAATCCAACCGCAACATAACTGCCCGCTGGATGGCTTTAAGCCTTGTCGCAAGTTGGATTGCGCGTGGTTTATTCAGGTGCGTGGAACAAACCCAAACACCGGCAAAGAAGTGGATGAATGGGCCTGTGCTATGGCGTGGATGCCGGTTCTGATGATTGAGAACAGCCAGCAACAGCGTCAGACCGGAGCGGCGGTTGAGAGTTTCAGGAATGAGATGGTTCGGGCCAATGAGGCCACCGGCAGGATGCTATTAGCGGCCAGTGGCCACAAGATGCTTGAAGGATAGGGTTATGGCCATAGATAGCCACGAAGCGGCAAAGAGTGTGATGGATGCAGTGAGTGTCGTGACGGTTATCGGGACGCTAGCCCAGGTTCTTCCGGCTATTGCGGCGGGGTTCACAATCGTTTGGACTATCATTCGGATTTACGAAACCAAGACGGTGCAATCTTTTCTCAAGCGCGGCAAGTGATGGTGTAGGCAATGCCTTATATCCCTCTGAAAATACCGCCTGGGGTCTATCGCCAAGGCACACAATACCAAGCCTCTAATCGCTGGTATGACGCCAATCTGGTGCGGTGGACTGAAGGAACGCTGCGCCCTGTTGGCGGTTGGGAAAAACGCCAGTATGCTTCTGGCGGGTCTTATTTAGATATTCAGGTCATTGGCGTAATGCGCGGCCTTCATGCTTGGCGCGCCAATGATGGGACTGCTTGGGCAGCGGCCGGCGGTGCGGCTAAGTTGTATGGGCTGAAGGCTAATACACCGCCACAGAACATCACGCCGATTCGGGAAACTGGTTCGCTCAGTAATGCCTTCAGCACGGTTTCTGGTTCACCTACGGTAACAGTCACTGATGCTTCGCATGGCTTGGTGACTGGCGACACAGCGCGGTTTACTTCCGGCACCGCGATTGGTTCTAGTGGGATTACGCTTTCTGGTGATTACATTGTCACTGTCACCAATTCTTCTACCTACACGGTACAGGCTTCTACCAACGCCTCCACCACTGAAACCAATCAGGGGAGCGCCAATTACGCCTATGAGATTTCGGGGGGGCGTGTTGATAGCGAAAACGCGGTTGGGTATGGCGTTTGGACTTATGGTGCTAGTTTTTATGGAACACCGCGCCCGCAGTTAAATTCGGCTGGTCTTTTGGAAGCCAGCACATGGGCAGTAGATAACTGGGGCGAGTATTTGGTGGCTTGCCGATCTGATGAAGGCAAGATTTATGAATGGGATTTGGGGGCTGGCACCAGGGCATCTTTAATCACCAATGCGCCAACTCAGAATAAATCAATCATCGCCACAAGTGAGCGGTTTCTGTTTGC